TTAAAGCAATACTTTTCCCAAAGCGATCTATACACCACATTGGTAAAATCGCCTTTATATTTACTTGCGTTTTTAACGCGGTATTTCCCAGAATAAGCCATAAAATTCCATATAAATAATGCTAGATTCCATTATTTATAAGGAAACCACATGAAGGGTTTTTTCACATACCCCTTAGAGAATCAAGATGATTATAAGGGGAAGATGATATTTCAAGTGGTAAATGAAGCCGCTGAAAGAAATATCCAGATTGATTATGGGGGATTTGCTGGTTCTGTCATATCAGCCGCTGCGGAAACGGTAGCTACTGTAGCTGAAGCAGGTTTAACTGCTATCGGTACAGGCATCGCACAAGCTACTGGTATTGGTTCTACGCCTGGATCTTTTGCTTTTAATAGAACAGGCAATGAATATAAAGGGGCTAGTAAAGAGCTTACTGCTCTTACCGATAGGAAAGTGACCCTTTATCTCCCACAAGCGATTCAGATTCAAGATGCTGCGACATATGATAACAACGTAGAGCTTGGTGCTATCGGTGGTGGCATTATGAATTCTGCTGAAAATAATAGAAATAATTTCAATATTGGTAATGCAATCTCCAGTGCAACTACGAGTATTAACAATACTATAAAAGCTCTTTCGAGAGGTGACGTAACTGCTATTTCCCAAGAACAAGCCTCTATTGCTTCTCAGATGCTTCTGAAGAATGCTGGTGCAACTGGAGCATCCGCCGGTCTTGCTCTCGGAGCTATTACCGGGGTCACAGCTAACCCGAATCTTAGAACTCTGTTTAGATCTGTTCCTATTCGTAACTTCTCTTTTACATTTACACTAATGCCATCGAGTCAAAGAGAAGCCGAACAGATTAGATCAATCGTTCAGTTCTTCAGAGAAGAGTTATACCCAGAAGCATTATCCGTTGGCGGGATCGATTATGGATATAAATTCCCGAATCGAATGCTGATAAAAATGATCTATAAAGATAGGGAAATACCAGGTATTAAATTCTTACCTGTGTATCTTCAAAACTTTAATGCTGTCTATAACCCAAATGGTATGGGAATGCACAAAGACGGTAATTGGTCGGAAGTACAGATTACAATGACATTCACCGAGACTAAGCCACTTGCAAAACAAGATATCGAAAGAGGCTACTAATGTCTAAATTCTTCAATAATTTTCCACTACTCGCCTATAATTTTGGTGATGAAAATAAGCCTTCTATTTTCCAAAACATCTCTGCCTATATCTCAATCATAGATGAGATAAAAGACGAAGTTTCTGCTTATAATACGATTTTCATTGATGACGATGAAAGACCAGATACACTATCATATAAGTTATACAACGATGAAAGCTATTACTGGACTTTCTTCTACTTGAATGAGGATATCCGTGAAAGCGGCTGGCCGATGAATGAATTAGAGATTTACGATAAAGCAAAATTATATTATCCAAACTACACAGTTACCACAAGAGCACCAATATATGATATCTTTTTAGAAGGTGATACCGTTCTTGGTTTATCCTCTGGTACAACTGGCGTGGTGGTAAAAAGATATCTGGATCTAGGTCAAATTGTTATTGCAAAAGATACGACTACTAGAGAATTCAGACAGACTGAATTGATTCGTGCAAATAATAATATCGCAGACCAGGTTGCTTTAACTAGTTCTGTGGTGCAATATAATTCGGTACATCACTATGAAAACTCCTCGAAGATCTGGGTGGACATCGATCCATTTAGTCCTAGTCTTTCGGGTCTTACCCCTATAACCTACCTCGATCGAATCCTTGCTAAGAATACCGAGTTAAGAGAAATAAAAGTCTTTACAACAGAAACAGTTACTCAGATCCAATCTGAGTTTAATAAGCTTCTTCTGAGAGGAACCTAATGGTTAAGCCATATCAGTCTTCTACCGATTATATCATAAAGTCCGTGGAGATAACAGGGGACAATGGCGTAGTAATTAATTGTGCCAACCTTATCGCACAGTTAGAGATTTTTGAAAATCTAGACAGACCATTCCTCACTGGCAAGATGATGATGCGGGATGATATAAATTTCTTCGATGGGATTTACTTCAATGGAACCGAAAGATGTAAGATTCTTTTAGAGCAACCCATATCAAATGGGATTTCAGTTGAGTTAAATTTTATTCTTCGTAAGGTAGATGCTGTAAGAAAAACGAACGATCAAACAGAAGTAATGAGTATATCACTACTTGAGGAGAATGCGTTTAACTCTCAGTTAAGAAAGATTTCTAAATCTTTCAGTGGTTCACCTGATGAGATAATAGAAAAGCTTATGACCGAAATAGGTCAGTCAGTTGATATGCCAGCTATCAAGCCAGCTCAGTCCGGCTCTATTAAATACCTTGTCCCATATCTTACTGCATTCCAAGCAGCAGATACGGTAAAGAATAGAACAAGCACCGAGAACGGATTACCATATTTTCTATTTAAAACGATGAGTAATAAGAATATCCAATTTAAGTCATTAGAAGAGATGATGACTACCCCACCATGGAATCAGAACAAGCCTTATCGATATTCGAAAGCTTTCGCCGCTCAGTCATTGAATTTGACCCAAGAAGAAGCTTCCTATATTGTAGAGCAGTTCTCCTATGCGGCAAAAGATGATACTATGACTTTAATAGAAGCAGGCTCGGTATCAGCGGTTGTGGATATGATTGATGTTACGAGCGGGGTAAAAGAAAGATTCAGTTATAATGCTGAAGAGATGTTTCAGAAACTATATGACGCGAACGTATTAGAAGCGGGATATAATCCTGTCATTTCTTCTAGCTATAAGAATGGGGATTTAAATCTAGTCAATGCACCAGCTAAGAATATTAGTAGAATTGTTATGAATTCTACATATAGCGATTATAAGAATCTATCCCAAGAAGAAACTGCCGGGCAATTTAAATTAGATTTTATGAGAAGAGCTTTTAAAAATCTACTCTTTAAAAATTCTATCACAATAAGAGTTCCGGGGGTTCACTATCTACAAGGTGTGAATAGAAGTATTGGCACACAGATCGAATTCTATTATCCTAATAACAATGCTGCAGCTCTTGAAGGTTTAGGTTCTGACAGAGACCTAAAAGATCGTAAGCGCTCTGGTAAATACGTAATATATAGCGCAAGACATTTATTCGTTGCAAATAAACATACTGTTGATCTTACAGCAGTTAAGTTAGGGAATGAAAAGTAATGGATATTATTAGTAATGAATTCTATGGTGATACTACCAGATGGTTTATTGGAGTAGTAGAAGAAGTAGGAAATGACGAACCGAGATTAGGTAGAGTCCGTGTACGAATATATGGAATACACAGTGGAAGAGGTGACATACCTACCGAAGACCTTCCTTATGCACACACCGTTATTCCGACGACCGAGCCCGGTGTTTCTGGCTTAGGGAGAAACCCTTATCTTGCACCAGGTGCTACAGTTTTCGGTATTTTTCTAGATGGTAAACTTTCCCAGTTACCTTTAGTAATTGGTTCTATACCTACAATGCAAACTCCCTCTATTAACCAGATCAATAGTCAATCTCAAGATGAACTCTTTAATAGTGTCACAAAGAGTAGTCAGGGTTTTGATATACCGGGAGTTCCTGGTTCGGGCACGGGCGGGCGTACGGGAATTAAGAGTGCTCTCGTAGAAGGATTAGACAGTTATAACTATGATCCAGATGCGCCAGCCGGGAGAAACGTACAACTTTCCTGGGAATATTTAGTTGGACTAAATAAATATACTCCGGTGGCAGTTGCTGGTCTTATCGGAAACTTCTTAGCTGAATCAGGAAGCGGTAACCCGATTGACTTAAATATTACTGCAGTTGGTGATATTGGTTTAAGGTCAGCAGGGGATCTATCTTTTGGTATTGCACAATGGTATAATGGAACCGATCGATACAATAATCTAGAAAAATTTGCTGCAAGAAGAGGTAGATCAAAGGAAGATCTATTCACTCAGCTCGCATTCGTCGACTATGAATTATCTACTGTTCCTTTCTTTAGAGGTGCGGAGTTAAACAATATCCCTACCCCAACCTTAGCAGCTATACATGTAAGAAGATATTACGAAATTCCTGCTTGGGATGGTAATAAGATTAGTCCGGTCGATGGTAAACGTATGAGACTTGGAGAAGCAAAAGCAATTAATTATGCAAAGATGGTGTATAATCACTTTACCCGTAAGACTAAAGAGAGTGCTGCAGTATGACAATTATCTCAACTGAAGAGTTATCTAGACAATTAAATATTCTGAATAAGGTTACAAGTTCTTTTGAAGCGAACTCTGCGATATTAAATGTTGCTGAAGGATTTAAAAGTGCTGGACAAATGTCTCTAGGTGGAATATCAGATACTATTCCGAATCTTACAGATCAAGTAAAGAACGGTATTTCTTCGGAACTAGCTTCTCAGTTAACTGAAACCCTTGGTGGATTACCACAACTCAATTCACTCTTTTCTGGCAATTCACCAGTCTTAGCCGAGCTTGGTAAATTAAAAATGCTAGAAAATTTTGGTCCACCGAAGGGTGGTGTTCAGGCTCTTATGAAGTCTGCTGATGATCCGATTGATGAGCTCGACGCGAATTCTAGACCTGTATTAGCTAAAGTTGACGAATCTATGTCAGATCTAATACCAGATTTGAAAACAGAAATTTCTGGCGCCGATCTTGCAAATATGGATAAGATATTTTCAAATGAGAATATTACTATATCTTCCATATATGATAAAGGCACCCCGATGTTAGAGAATAATTCTGCAGTTACCAAGGATGTATATTCTGATGGATCTGTAGAAGCAATTGGTGGTGAACTGAAAAGAATCACTGGAAAAGATTTCAAACAATTAAACTCGGTCTTAAATAAATTAGGTCCAGTAGATTCTACACAGCCAATCGAAGAAATATTAGAAAAGAAAGAATCTAAACAATTTCAGAACCTAATGAAGACTAGCATTACGAAGCTTGAAACTGATTTAAATAAATCTCTGTCCCAACTAACAAGTGGTGGATCCGTAAAAGGGGTTGCTGAAAATCTTACAAATAATATTGCGACCACGCTTCGTGGACTTGGTATACCCGGTGCTGATTCACCCCAGATCAAGAACCTTATACTTGCCGGGAAAACCGAGGAAGCAATTAACGAGGTTCTGAAGAAAATACCAGTTCCTGATAGTATTGAGGAACTACTTGGTACTGTGGTAATTACGGACAGATTCTCGTATTATTATATAGTACAAGAAGGGAAGCGTCTCGCGAGCACCCCAGAACAGATTGCGGATGTAAACGAATTCGAAAGAAAAGGTGAAGCGGTTATAAATGCAATTACACCTGAATTGGGTAAGCTTTCTGGCACTGTAACCACTGCTACTAACCAAACCCCTTCGAATCCCAATCCTGTTAAGAATTCAAATAAATTCCAAACTGCGCAAACGTTAAATTCTGAAGAAGAAATTGTGAAGCTTCTCCAAGCTGTAAACAGAGAAATTACTTCAATTAAGATTATCCCTGGTAAACTTTCTTCTTCTTGGTCTTCGGCTACAGCAAGCGAATACGCTGAAGCGGTGTTCGGTACATATCAAGGAGCTTTAGCAGGTCTTGAGAATGATGGCCCAGCACATTTCTTTATAAGATCTGATGGTACAATTGAGACTATGAGAGATTTAAACAAACCAGCTATACCATCCGGGGATTTAACTGGGAACGAATACCTAGTCGAGATAATCTATAATAATGCCGGCGGTAAAACTACTATTTCACAAAATGCTTCGCTAAAAAAGATAGTTAGTGCTTTTTACAAATATGTTCCTGTCGGCGAGGTTTATACAAGTTCAAATAATTCATTTGATGCATCTCAATGGATTAAAACGAATTTTAATAAAACCAATGTACAAGATCCTACCCAAAGTCAAAAATATCTAAGTAAAGAAGAGTTAATTCAATTTAAGAATGAAACCTCTGAAAATACAAATAGAGAAATTAAGGATAACAATTAATGATTGAAGATCTTGATCCACCAGTAAATCCACCGAGTATACCAAGTGGAGGTTACGATGATCCTAGAGGCGAATACCCTACACCGAAATACTGGAATTCCCCATCTCTGAATAAAGAAGTAACTGGGGAAGAAAAAACCGCAGTCGAGGTCGGTGGTGGGGATATTGGTATTGATGCATTCGGTGAGATTGATGATGAAATCCCATCAGAATATGGTAGGATACAAGTCCAAGAAACACCAGGTGGTCATAAGATCATTATGGATGATACACCAGGCGGGGAAAGATTAATCCTTAAACATAGAACTGGTGCAGGTATTTCTATAGCTGCAAATGGTTCTGTGAATATACGATCTACTAATAATATGGTAATATCGGTTGATGCAAATGGTGGTATTATCGTAGAGGGCAACTTAAATATCTCCTCGAAGAATCTAAAGGTCGATGTTACAGGGGACTTGGATTTAAATATTACAGGTGATTGGAATACAACAGTTGCTGGTAATAAGAATGAAACTGTCTACGGACACCATCGTACTACAGTTAGTGGCAATATGAGTGAAACGGTTTCTGGAAGTAAATCCGAGACAGTGGTTCAATCTCAGACAAATACTATCCTTGGAACATGTACTGATGTTGTAAAAGGCGATAGAAGAAATACAACTGGTGGTAATCTATTCCAATCTACTGGTGGTAATTTCAAAGGATCCGCACAAGGTGAATACACTGTGGCAGCTCCTAGCATGAATATGTCTGCTGCTGATATGACAATTATTGGTGCTGGTGGAACTATAGGTGGCGAGAATATTATTATGTACAACTATAACATGTATGCTGGTCATAGTGTATATGCTGGTGATACATTTAGTGCACCTACCGGAAACATTACCAGATTAAATGGTACTTCAGCCCATTATACGACTTTCCACGGATCTCTGAGTGGGACAGCATCAAGTGCACTCGCAGCTAACGTTGCTGCAGGTGTTGGCGGTGGCGGAGCTACTGTAACAACCTCGACCGCAACTAACGTTGCCAATGATACAAGAGCTAGCTATAAGCCAGATGCTGATTTAATGGGTAAGATTCTTTCGTATAGTACTCGTGGTATCAATGAGGTGTCTATTGATGCGGGAGATTATATTAAGAATAAGATAGACCGTACTGCAGTCATGGGTGGCATTGCAAATCGTAAGCTAACCCCAGAAGAAGCCCGAATGAAGTTGAAAGATAATATCAACTCAAATAACGAAGACTTCATAGCTTCATTAGTGGCCGATGGATCTGTAAGTGAAACTTATTTCTCTAGCAAAGTACCGCCAGCAGTAGGAAGATCTTATTCAGGTTCGGGATCAGTGTCATTCGCTCCTGCAGGCGATTATACCTATGCATCTTCGTCTGGAGCAAACAAATATATTACTGGTACTCGGGATTTCCTAGGATTCAGTCCAGACCCACAGTACAATCCACAGGATGCAGATCCAAGAAAAGGTGCATTATCAATCGATGGTAAAACATTAGTTGGTAACGGTATACCAATCTCAACCTTCTTAGGTTCAAAGGGTGGATCGACGAATCTTGCTCATTTAGTTACTCTAGAAGAAAGACAAGCGTTGGCAAGACAGTTACTTCTGCAAGCCGAGGTTCTTAAGATAGCTAAACAGAACCAATATCAGTTTAGAAGATTCAGAGCGGTTGTTGCAGAAGGTGTTTATAAAAAAGCTTCGGGCGAGACATTAGAATCTGAATCAGTAACTGCTTTAGCCCAGACCGGAAGAGCAATTACTTACGAATTATACGATGCTAACAACAAATCCTATAATGAAGTAACCTACGAATTTGCAGAATATCTTGCAGAATATCTAACGGGTTATGATAAGATTATACTTTCATATGACACACTAGATCCAAGAAGCAGTTCGATGCAAAGTCAAGTAACAGTGATTATGCCAGAGGTAGATCAATACTTTAAGATTGTAGGAAAATCTAAACCAGACTTCGGTCTAAAAACAATATACAATGGTAAGAGCCTATCTGAAACCGATCTGGTAGAAGTAGATCCGTATGGTAACGTAGTTGACGAAGACCAGTTAGCAACTGCTCAAGAAGCTGCGGGGATTGTCGAGTATCAGCTCGGTGGTATTCGAAACAAGAAAGTTAAACCTGCTCTTGAAATAATCCTAGCTTCAGCTGCAAGAAGAGCAAAGATTGATAAAGTAGTAATCACTTCTGGACTGCAACCAGGCTATTCCGGTCGTAGAACTGGTTCTACAAGACACGACACAGGTTTGGCAGCAGACCTATATCTTATCTCAAATGGATCTGTGGTAACATTAGACACCACTCGTGGTAGAGAGATTATCTCTAGCTTTATAAGAGAAGCTGTAAATCTGGGTGTAAGAGGTGGTGGAATGAGCTCAGGATATATGGGTAATAGAGTGATGCACCTGGATCTACTTGGACAAGATGCTGGCGGTGGAAGATATAATCCTGATGTTAAGGTTGTTTGGAAGAGTGATTCTTGGTTTAGATCAGCTTTTTATGCTTAATCCATAATAATTAATATAAATAAAAGAAAAAGAGATTTTAATGGCAAGAGCTTTTTCGCTAGAGGATAAGAATCTTAATACTTCCTCTATTACCACATCTAGAAATAGACTCTATAAAGATGTAGATCTGACCTTAGCTATTAAGGGTAATGGAGACGTATATAAGAAATTAGATGCGGCGGCGGTAAAACAGTCTATTCGAAATCTCATTTTAACTAATCACGGTGATAAGCCATTCCGTTATAATTATGGTGGTAATCTTAGGGATTTACTTTTTGACCTAGCGGATGATGAAACAGAGTTTGATATAGAATCAGCTATTATATCTACAATAGAAAGATTTGAGCCAAGAGCACAAGTTATAAATGTAAATGCTAAATCAGATCCAGATAATAATTCTGTGGCAGTCACAATTGTTTTTAATATAGTAAATACAAAAGAAAAAGTTACCTTTACTACAATCCTTGCGAGGCTCAGATAAATGGCTACAACTATTAAATCAACAGCTCTTGATTTTGATAACATCAAAGAAGCCTTAAAAGATTATTTTAAATCCACAGATGAATTTGCTGATTATGATTTTGCGGCATCTGGATTAAATAACCTGATGGACGTTTTAGCTTATAACACCCATCTAAATGGATTAATAGCAAACTTTACCCTTAACGAATCTTTCCTGGGCACTGCCCAATTAAGATCATCACTTGTGTCACTCGCTACAGGTATTGGATATATCCCAGACACTAAAACAGCTTCTCGCGCGATCATCCGCGTGCGTGCGAACTTATCGGCTGTTACCTCTCGACCATCAGTTATTTCTTTACCGAAATATACTAGATTCACCGCTACTCTAGATGATGTATCCTATACATTCCAGACAATTGAAAACTATGATGCAGAAGATAATGGTTCAGGTATCTATTACTTTAAGACTGATACAGGCAGTGAAGAAATTCCTATTTACGAAGGATCTGTAAGAACAAAGACCTTCTTGGTTGGCGAATATAGTGAAAATGATGTTTATATCATACCTGACGTAAACCTTGATGCTGATACAGTAGAGGTAAACGTTTACGAGTCTCCATCAGCTAGTGAATTTACAGCCTATCAGAATATCATTGACACAGTTTCTGTAAATGAAAATTCTACCCTTTATATTCTAAAAGAATCTCCGAATGGTTTCTACCAGCTTTCTTTTGGTGCAAATGATATTCTCGGGCGGGCGCCTCGCGCGGGGAATGCTATTCAGGTGAAATACCTTTCAACGAAAGGTGCTGTAGCTGATGGTATTACTTCATTCACCCCACAGGATACAATAGTAGTAGACGGTTCTAATCGTAGCCTTCTTATCTCTACTATATCACCTTCAGCAGGGGGTGATGAAAAAGAAACGATTGAATCTATCCGTCGTAATGCCCCATTCCAATATGCTACCCAAAATAGAATGGTTACACCAGAAGATTATACGTCGATCATACTTCGTAACTTCTCTACACTAATAAAAGATATAAAATCCTGGGGCGGAGAAGATAATCCTAAGCCGAAATTTGGCACAGTTTTTTCTTCCATTCTTTTTAAGGATGATGTTTCCACGGCACAAATACAATCCGTAAAAAACCAGATAGCTGATCTAGTAGATCAACTTGCTATTGTTTCATTTAATGTGGAATTTGCAGATCCGGTAGAAACCTTCGTAGAAACTTCAGTGTTCTTTCAGGTTAACCCTAGACTTACCCCTCTTTCTTTAAACACAATTAAAACAGAAGTAAGATCTGTTGTATCAAATTATTTTGATAACACCATTGGTAATTTTGATCAATCATTCAGAAGATCGAATCTTTTGACTTTAGTCGACGATGTTAGCCCAGCTGTTCTGTCTTCTCGAGCTGATGTGAAAATCCAACAAAGAATAACCCCAGTACTGAATTCCAGAAATACTTTTACATTAACCTTCCCAGCTGATCTTCGTGCACCGGATGACGAATTACCGGTAATTACTAGTAGCACATTTATTGTTAACAATACTGCAGCTATTATTCGTAATAAACTTTCTAGCACTATTTTACAGGTAGTTGCTGTTGGTACAAATGAGATTGTAGTTGATAATATAGGCTCATACGATCCGATTGCTAAATCTGTTCAAATTGTTTCTTTAAAACCAAGCGGCATTTCCGGGGCGGCAAATTATATAAAAATCTCTGCAGTTCCGGCAAACCAATCTTTTATTACTCCCACCTTAAATGATATCCTAAAATATGATGCCGAAGCTTCTTCAGTACAACCAGTAATTACAACGGCGATTAGCTAATGGATAAGACGTTAAAGGATAAGAATAGACGAGAGCTTGTATTCTCGCGGGATTACGTAGAGAGAGTTCTTCCTACGTATTTTGCGGAAGATTATCCTCAGTTTATTCAGTTTCTAAAAACTTATTATGAGTATTTAGATCAGGATGGTAATTTCGGCGATATCCTAAAAAATCTCGAGACTACTCGAGATATCGGTCAAACGAAGAAATCCAATCTAACCTTTATCGAGGATGAGCTTCTTCTTGGTCAAAACTACCTGCAAGGAATTCTTGACACCAGAACCGGTGCAGAACTTTCGAATAATTATTATAGAACAAAGGGTACTAAGTATTCTATTCAAAGATTCTTTAGAGCTTTCTTTGGGACAGATCCAGAAGTTATTTACGGTAAGAATTTTGTTTTTAATGTAGGCGAATCTCAGATAGGTCCGAACTCGCAGAAATATATCATTGATGATAAAGTATATCAATTTTGGGGCTTATTGATTAAGACTGATAGAGCTAGAAAAGAATGGATAGACCTCTATAAACTATTTGCTCATCCTGGTGGTATGTACGTCGGCTCTCAGGTTCAAGTTGTTTCTGTTAACGAAGACGCTAGCTTTGATACTATGCCTATCGCAATACCGCCAGCTTCTTCTATCCCGGTGTATACCTCTATTGCATATGCTCAATTCTCCCCACTCGGAGAATACTCTGGCCTTATCGCTTCAGAAGTTGATTCTTCAGGCTTTATGCGTATTGACCTCGATAGATCTCGTGTTGGAGACTTTATCGATACTACACCAACAGATACATATGGCACTGTTGAATATCTTGATACACACTATCAGAATATTAGAGACATGATAAAAGAAACCTCTCCACGCATGGACGAAGATTCAGGCGAAAGTGTAGGTGATCTATCAGCTATGAAGATTAGTAATAATCAAATTAGAATGGACGTGGATGCATTTGATTATTATGCGGATTCCTCCTATTAATTATGTATAAATACAACTATTAAAGATAGGGACAAATATGTCAAGACAGCATATTAACGTTGGCACTAATGCGAATGATGGAACCGGTGATACACTTAGAACCACCGGTCAGAAGATCAACTCTAACTTCGTTGAGCTATACAGAGTGCTCGGCGGGGATTCAGATCTTTTATCCAGCACGGTTCTTCTTGGTCCGAACCAGATTACCTTCGAAGGTCTTTCGTTTAATAATTTCGAAACAGTATTAACTACGGTTGAACCTACACAAGATAATCTTATCACTTTCCCAGATTCTACTGGTGAAGTAGTTCTTACTACCGCTGATCAAGATCTTTATAATAAGCATCTTTACAATGTTAAAATAGATGGTGATTTAAGATTACATGGAGTATCTGGTACTGGATATTACCTAATTAAATATAAAGGTGTAGTTGATTCTGATTCCGATCTTAATGTTAATATCCCTAATTTATTAGATAGTGATACTTTAGTATTTCAGAAACATACCCAAACTCTGACAAATAAAACACTGACATCCCCTACCATCAATAACCCTAGAATCGGAACAACAGTTCTTGATATAGCAGGGAATACTATATTAGCTTTGCCTACTACTGCATCCGCTGTGAATCACATTGAAATATCTGCTGCTACTACTGGTAATAAACCGACAATTAATACTCTTGGAACAGATACGAATATTGATCTAATGATCTCAGCAAAGGGAACGGGTGTAATCGAATTAGACGATCCTCTCCGCCTTGCACGTAGTAATTATTCAACTAATTCTACCATTTCGTTACAAGATAATATCGCACTGTTTAGCGGAACTTCTGGCACAAATACTTTCAAACTCCCGAGAGGAACCGGGAGAAACAACGTTCCTATGCTCTTTGTAAATGCAGGCGGTTCTGTTGCAACTGTGAGTGTAGATTCTAACGGTTCTGGAACCACTTGGTTTGGTCATACAGGATACAAAAATTTTACACTGAGAGAAAAAGCCTCTATCATGGGTATCTACAGTACTGAAACTTCAGGTGGGGCTACTGAAGGTTGGTATTTAATTGGACTGGACTCTGCTCGTGGTCTAGGTAATAGAGTCATTCTATCTTAAGGAAAATATAAATGGTTGCTATAATCACAGACGCAATTAAAAGACAGTTTATTCAAGAAATTTATGATGATCTATCAGACTCTGCAGCGTCTAGATATTATGTGGCCGTTGCTAAATCTGAAGATTGGAACGACTCTGATATCCCAGTCAATCCATCAAATACCGATAGAGAAGCCAGAAACTTTAGACTTGGTATGCAAGCCATAAAGCGTATTACCGATTACTCATTTACAGTTCCTAGATATAACTGGTCTTTCGGTACTACCTATTCAGCATATAACGATAATACTTCAGGATATCCTACTATCCCATATTACGTTTTAACCGAAGATAATGCTGTCTATATCTGTCTAAAGCAAGCAAAAACAGATGGTGGTATTGCTCAACCTTCTACGGTTAAACCAACCGGAACCTTAGTAAGAGAATATACAGCAGCTGATGGTTATGTCTGGAAGTTCCTTTACACCATTGGTACACTATCAGCTACAAAATTTCTAACCGCTAACTATATGCCGGTGCAGAAAATCCTGACAACCGACTCAGACTCATTAGCGGTAGAGATTGAACAGAAAGCTATACAAGACGCTGCAATTCCAGGCCAGGTAATTGGACTTCGAATCGTGAATGGTGGTGCTGGTTATGATGATGCACCTGTTCCTACTATTACCATTGTTGGAAACGGTACTGCTGCTCAGGGCTTAACTTGGGTTACTGGTGGGGTAATCACTAAAGTAGAAATGGATGAATCAGACGGCGAGATAATTGCTGGATCTGGATATAGTTGGGCTGAAGCTGTTATATCAGGTGGATCACCTACCACTGCTGCTAGTGTATTACCTATCCTAAGTCCAAAGAATGGATTTGGTGCTGATCCACGCATTGACCTAAAAGCAACAGCAATCATGTTTAACGTTATTCCTGATAGTGATGAGAATGGTGAATGGGTTATCGGTAACTCATTCCGTCAACTTGGTATTCTTAAAAATCCTAAGGTGGGTGATATAAGCAGCGATTCAGACTATATTGCCGCGGCGGGTAATACATTAAGAGGTTTACGTTTTGCTTCGGTCTCGACCGCATTTACAGTAGGCTCTACAATTCAAGGTGCAACATCTTCTGCAAAGGCACTAGTGGATAAAATCAGCGGAACTGGAAGTAGTACTATAATCTACTATCACCAATCAGAAGCTACTGGCTTTACCCAATTCCAGGAAGCAGAAGCTATTACAGAATTAAATGGACTTCCTGGTAGTGGTATTCTAAAAGCTGGGGCTTTTGACGCTGATTCTAGAGCTTATGACTATCCATCCGCAGATCCTTTCTCTGGCGAATTACTCTATATAGATAACAGAGCAAAGATTGATCGCGATGAGGGTCAAGCAGAAGACATTAAAATAATCATTCAGTTATAAGGACTAAAAATGGTAAGTCAGGTAATTAAAGACAGTTTCCTAAACATCTATAAGGATGATTATAGGGACAGTGACAACTATTATAAAATCCTATTTAATAATGGTAGAGCGCTACAACAGCGAGAGCTTAACCAGATGCAGACTATCATTAATAAGGATATAAAATCCTTTGCTGGATATATGCTTGATCCCGGTGCTGCTACAGAAGGCGGTGCAATTGCTGTACTAAAAGTTCCATTTATTAGATTAAATCTAGTTTCCAACCCACTACCTGCTAATCCTACATCAATTGAAAATGTCGTGTTTGAAGAAACCTCTACCGGTATTCAATTTAGAGTAGAGAAAGTTACCGCTGCTACTGGTATCATATATGTGACTTATATTGACCAAGCCGGAGAAGTAGTTACTGATACTGCAATATCAATCACAAATACAAATAGTACTTTAGTGGCTCAAGATGGGTCTGGGGTTACTCTTTCTACCTCTGCAACAAATACGCTAGTTTCTCCTATGACAGGGGAAGGTCTTCTGTGTATTCAGAATCCAGGTAGATTCTACGTTGATGAGCATTTCATCTATAGTCCAAGACAAATTATTATTCTTTCCGCTACAAGCTCGAATGCTGATGTCGTAGTAGGTCATAAAGTTTCCGAATCAATCGTAACAGTAAACGATAATGAAGACCTATATGACAACTCTGGTGCAAACTTAAACATCTCAGCGCCGGGTGCAGATAGATATAGAATTACTCTAGAACTTACTACTCAAGATTTAGTAGATTCATCTGATTATTTCATCCCGCAAATTAAAGTTGCTGATGGTAAGGTCGTTAGTGATAAAAATGCTGGGGCTAGCGGATTAAAAGCTACAGAAGATTTCCTTGCTATTCGTTTAAGAGAAATCCATGGTAACTTTACCCAACAGAATTTTATTATTACTTTCGAAGATGATCCAAATAACGCTGACGCTTTTAAAGTAATTATTAACCCGGGTAAGGCTTATGTTGGCGGTCACAGAGTTCATTTAAGAGAGCGTCTGGTCCTTACAGAAGCTCGTCCTAGAACTACCCAGGTTATTAATAATGAAACAACAACTGTAACTTACGGTAACTACGTTGTCGTAAGCGGTATGCAAAGTCTATTCGATGTCGGATCTTTCGAGAAAGTAAAT